TCAATCTCATACCAATGTCAGTCTTATCAAAGACAGGACCGTTATCGTCATATGAGTTCTTTTTTCCTGGTTGGCCACCACCTCCGGATGGACCTTCGAGATTTATGTTATCCTGAGCAGATTCTTCGAGTTCATAGATCTTCATCTTTGCACGTTCAATACCTACAAGGAATCGACGATAGTAACTGATGTCTCCCCAACGATTCTTCAACTGTTTAATCATCAGCTGATTCATTTCATCAAGATATTCAGAACTAACCAAACCTAATATACAGTCAGCCGTATGAGTAATACCCATTGACTCAGATGTATTTGTTAGATCAACGTCAGAGTTACCATACGCATCTCTGTTATATTGAGAAGAGGTAACGACAGCACAATTATATTCCATTGCCAATCCACGTACTTCTTCTGCAATTGATTTGACCAAAGTATAACTGTTAGCAGCTGCAGCACCTTTGACTCGAGCAGATGAACAGATGTTCAAGTAATCGAGAAAGATAACATCAGGCTGAAAGTTCTTTTTGAGTTTGAGTTCGTTTAACAAATGACGGAAGTGACCGCTATGAGCAGATCCTGTTGGGAACTCCTTAATAACCAGTTTACCTGTTGTCTTTGTTTTATATCGGTTCATACGTTTCTCAAATACATCACGAGGTACTTCACCAACTTCGTCGAGAGTAATATCCATAATGTTTGCGTCAATACGACGACCGATTTCTTCAGCAGCCATTTCCATTGTAATATACAGAACATTCTTTCCATACATCAAATGATTTGCTGCCATATGACATTTAAGTAAAGATTTACCACCACCTGTCGTTGCCAACAGTACGGTCATAGATTTACGAGGTATGCCACCCTTTGTAATTTTGTTTAAGATTTCAATGTCAAACGGTGTACGTTCTTCAACTCTGTGATAATGTTCATAACGATCATCAACATCTTCAAGGAAGTCATGACCAACAGATTGGTCAAAGTTGATACCTAATGAATCCGAGAGCAATCCTGGGATTGCCCCCTTATCCAATTGTTCGTTGTCTTGACCATCAAGAATCAGAATTGCTTTACGTATACTATTATATAGATCTTTGTCTTGACAAAACTTTTCTGTTTCATCAACCAAAAATTCCATATTGGTATCAGCATCAATTGACATACTATCAACTAACTGGTGAACACCTTGATACGTATCTTCGTTCAGATCCTTGCGTTTATCAACAGCAATCTTTAAAGCTTCAAGTGAAGGCGGCTCCTTGTACTTTTCCATGTACTCGGAAGCCGTTTCAAATACTTTACGAAGTACGGTGTCATCGAAGTAATCTTCTTTTAAATATGGAAATACCTTACGGCAATAGTCCTCATTCAGTATCAGATTCGATAAGATCGTCTTCTCGAGCATTGTTTCCCTCCACATTTTGCAGCTTGTATTTACGTTCTACATATTTACCAAACGATTCGTTTAGACATAACTCTTTGAAGAAATCATCATCATCTTCAATATCCTTACCTCTACGTTTCGGTTCAATAATTTCTCCAGTACTCAGATCAGTTAGATTATACCAACCTTGAGTAGCTTTTTGGATATGACCGGATTCAATCGCAAGATCCATTAAGGAACTATTCTTTTGAATACCTGAATCATATAATACCTTGAACGGTAGCTTTGCTTTTTCTTTTACATATCTTGACTTTTCGATATTGATAGTAAACTTCCAACCTGCGAGGTCGGTACCATCTTTCTCTTGAGCCTTTGAAATAATAAAGATCTGATTCGCAGAATAGTAAATACCAGTACCACCAGAGATAATATTCTTTGGAAACAATCCAATTTCTTTATATGTATGGTTGACTGCGATACAAGGAATATCCTTGGTCGTCAATCTTGGTGTTATAATTCTGAACAATGATTTAAGAGCTTTTGCTCTCGACATATCAGCAACTGACTTTTCGTTTAATGCATCCTCAACTTCTTTCTTCGAAGCAAGGTTACCGATTGAGTCAATCATTACCATTACATTGTCACCTTTAGCAACTTCATCTAAACGACCAACGATATCAAACTTTAATTGTTCAACATCTTCAATCGGAATATGAAGTACTCTACTGGTATCAATATCAAAAGATTCCAAATATTCTGGTGTAATACCATATTCAGAATCGTATAACAAAGCAATACCTTTTGGGTACTTTTTCAAATAAGCCTTCATACAGTATAAGCCGAGTAAAGTTTTGAAACTTTTAGATTCTCCTGCTACAACTGTTAGACCTGGGATAAGACCACCTTTCAACGAACCACTGAATGCAATATTTACAATTGGTAGTTCTGTTTGAATAGGATCCTTATCTTTAAAGAAAGCGGAATCATTCAGAGCAGCTGCCTGCTTTACTGATCCTGCCTTCAACATTTTATCGAGTAAACTCATATTTTATTCTCCACTTAGAATTTGATGTAACTTATCGGCAAACGCATCAAGTTTCTCATATCGGTTTGGCCAATATATGTAATCCTTTTCTGGGTTTGCTTTTAAGTTATTCAATAGCGGTACAACCGCATCATAAATTAATTGTGCCTTAGCTGCGCTCGATTCAGCAGAAGCTGCAGTTGTAGTAACTGCTTCCTTTGCTTGTTGAACGACTTCAAGCTCATCGGCGTCAACAGCTGTAAAACCAAAATCAAAATCGAGAATGGTTGTTTCTTTTTCAATAGACATAATGTCCTCCTAAAAAGTGGGGACCCGAAGATCCCCGACAGTTGTTTAACTACGTGCCAATTCCTTAAATATACTAAGGTCATCATCATCATCACTAGCGGACGATCCTACTGATGGTTCGGCAGTTGCCATAACCGGTTCAGAAGTATCATTTGACATTCCGGATAAATCCAGTTCGTCAGCTGTTTCAACAACCGGTGCCGAAGCAGTCGGTTCATCATTTTGTAGATCAAGTACACGATACATTTTAGTTTTTAGTTCTGCGTAAGATTTGAAATTACTTTCAGATACTAATTCCTGTAGAGAATGTTGTTCTCCCCAAATTCTTTCCAATGCTTCATCATCTTCAGACAATGCAGACGAAGGATCGAATTCAGATTTATCGTAGTTCGGATAACCTTCGAACTGTCTGATCTTTAGACGAAAGTTTGCACCTTCCCATAGATCAAACGGATTGGTTGGTTCTTCATCTTCAAAAGTTGGATTCATTAAATCGTTCAACTTATCAAAGATCTTTTTACCGAACTGATACATGAATACTTTACCTTCATTCTCAGGATTAGCGCCATCTTTTACAACATAGATGTTAGCAGTATACTTCAGCCTACGCTTCTGTTTACGTGCTTGTTCTTTGTCAGATTCGACACCACTGTTCCAAAGCTTAGAGTTAAACTCAGAGATTGGATCATCCTGGTTCAGAGTGGTTAGAGAGTTTTCGATATACCATAGACCTGTTGGTCCTTGGAATCCATGATCCCAAATTCTTACAAAGGGCATCTCTTCACCTTTCGAGGCTGGTAGGAATCGAATGACTGCGAAGCCATTTCCTGCCTTATCTCGTGTAGGTTTCCAGAATTTCCCTGCGTTGGGGTCTTGGTATGATTTTGAAGAAATCTTTTCGAGTTGAGAGTTCAACTTGTCGAGGGTCTTCGTACGGTTCTTCTTGAGTGAAGAAAAGTCTGTTAGTGCCATAATTAGTTCTCCTGTTATATAGCGTTATATTGCGTAGTATTTAAATACCGAAATGATTCTTGATTAACTCTTGAAATCGTTTCGGTTCAAAATCGAGAAAGGGTTTATACTTTCGCGATTTGTTTATTATATCAAAAGATACGTGTTTGTCAACTACTTTTTCACTCCAGTACGAAAATATATTCGCTTGATGAGAAAGAATAGTAAATGTTTCCAAACTAATCTTCTTTTGTAACAACAATGTCATTACCAAAGGATGTTGTCCATCTATTGATATAAAGTTTCGCTTGTATTCATCATTAAGATGAGCAAGCTCGGATTTGAAGATATAACCTAATGATTCTATCCTCTTCCTCCAATTCGTGTATCTGGCTTCTCCTTCACTGTCGAGTAGATCTCGAACCCAGATGTTTTTATTTATTAAAAGATTACTCAAAATTAGACCTTGTGGGTCATCTTTTTTCGCCAATTTTGCGAACGAATAAGCGTCGTTCCTTGACATAAAGGTATCAAGATTTGCTCGTACCTTTCCATTGTATTTGAAGTAATCGTAATTGTCCGTCGTAAAATGTTTCTTTAGTGCCAAAAATTTAACATACGTGTTAAACGAATCATCACTTACTAAAGTCTGTGATATCTTGTTCATCTTCTCTTTTCACCATTCTCAAGTCAACTGCTTCAGTCCGTATCTTTTCTTTCAATACAGAACTCTTCTTTACAATTTGTGCAATCGTTTCAATTTCAATTCCATTCTTATCAGCAAAATGGCATAGAGCATCGATGTACGGTACTCCTTTTGAAATATGTCTAGATATTTCGTGGTGGATTCTATCGGGCGTTAAAGCTACAACGGACATATCAGTATTTTCCTTGATTTCTTTTTTTGTCATGTATACCTTGTATTATATACTAGTTAACTGCGTATGTCAATAGTTATTTTTGTTTTGTGTAAATAAATCCGCTCAACTCAAAGGTTTCCCTTTTATTGTTGAACAGATCTATTATAACAAGTTTTTAGTCAGATGTCAATCTATTTATTAAGAATATGATGACATTACAATGATGAAGAACGGTAGGGCGATGGGGAATGTAATCAGCGACAGGGCTTTTGTGATCTCACAAAATTTACATACTTTTTCATTATCTTTTAATCTTTCGTAACCAGCAATCAATGCATAAGTGGTCATTTCTCTCCTTCTTGGAATTATACGTATAGTTTTAAATTATGTTACCACCGGTAACAGCAATTATATATACAAAGTTGAAGAGAAAATCACTATTAATTTATATTATATTTAGTAATAGATTATATTACATTTCGTTATAGGTTACACTTCCCTAAAGAGCACGTTTTCTACGTATTGATTCTTGGTTTCCTCAGGTATTCCCATTGCCAAAATTGAACTATGCAGCATTCGATTAAGCTTCTGATTTGCACAATACTTATTTTGTCTTTCGAGAGTATTAATCCATTTCTTAGTGTATTGAGGATTGCCCATTTCCATTGTATAGAACCTCGATAGTTCCAAAGCCATGTTAACGAGTTGTTCTGTTTCTTCACCTGTACGAATTGATCCTGCACCTATAATGTTTTCTGAGAATATCTCTAACGCCCAATCTGGCATTTGTCTTTCTTTTGTCCATGTAAACTTTTCGGTTGCAGTTTTGAACTTAATCATATATGGATGCAGAAGAGTTTGGCCAACATCTATTGGAGAGTAATCGCAAAAGCAGCCGCTAATCTTTTTTGGATTCGCTACAATATCTAAACCAAAGATAGGTAGATCAACATGTTCTTGTGGGAATATATTGATATGCATTAACCATAATTTGTTTTTACCAACAGGCTCAATTGTTTTAAGATGAGCTTTACGAATTGTTGAAGACTCCCAAAAGTAATCTGACCACCCAGGCAAATCACCAGCATGAATATGTTTAGGATTCTCGACTCTTGTCATAGAGCCGTCAAATTCGTTAATTAATGTAGAAGCAAGTTTTCTTAATTGGTCGAACAGTTCTGAATCAACTATCATCTTCTTCCCAGCTTCCCATTGTTCTTGCTCTTGCATAATCTTCAGGTTCGTAATTCTCAGCGTTATTACGATAGTTTTCCATAAGTTCATGGAATAGTCTTTCTGCGTATTCAAAACAGATCATTGCTTCGTCTGCCATATCATCATGTAATAATGTTCTTACGCTCTTAATAAGTTCGGCT